GGCGGTCTGATCGATCACCCTGAAGATTACGTAGATGAAAAGGCAGAGACTCGTAAAAGGAACTATTATTAATGAACCCAATAGTAAGATATGTACAAAAACAACTCTTCGCACAAAAGGGTGCCATAGCAAATAGAAAAGCTGTAGACTTTTCAGTTGCAAAAATGGCAGAGAGATTATCAGAATTTGGTTTTGATCCTCGTTTGATAAAAGATGAAAAACAATTAGTACAAATTTTAAATTTGATCAAAGAGGCTGAGGATCAGGCTTTCGCTCAAAAATTTAGTGGCATATTAGCACCTAAAAAATCAGCAGAAGTATTTAATATAGAAGGTCAACAATTAGATCCTAACAAACCAATTATGGGTGGTACACAAACAGGTAAAGAATTAAGCCCAGAACTTGCTAAAAGATTACGTGGCACAGAGGTTGATAGAATAAAACAAAGAATTGCAGATAAAAAAGTTGAAACAGATGCAGAGATAAAAGCAAGATTAGAAAAAGACAATGAAAAAGGTCTTGCTAAAATAAGAAACCAACAAAAAATGTTAGCAGATGCAATTGATGATGCATCACCAGGATTTGCTAATGATATAAAAGTAGATGCAGAATTAGTTGCAGAAAATTTAGCAGAGCGTATGGGATTAGTTTATGATGATCTACCTACAAAACAAAGACTAAATCTTTACGATCAAGCATACACAGGTTTATCAAAACAAAGATTTAAGGGTATGAGAAAACCAGACGATGATCCAGAAGAAAAAGCAGACGGTGGACGTATTGGTTTTAAAATGGGTAGACGTGCTTTCTTAAAAGCTTTGGGTACGGGGATAGGAGGAGCTGCTGCACTTAAAACAGGAATAATAGGACTTGGTACAAAAAAAGCAGTAACAGGGGCAGGTGAAAAAATTATAACTGCACCAGTTAAAGGTAAACCAGAATGGTTTGATGATTTAATCAACAAAGTCATTACACAAGGAGATGATGTCACTAAACAACTTTCAACCAAGGAAAGAGAGATTGTTCACAAATTAGATATAGATAATCTTGATGATGTTACAGTTACACAAGATCTAGATGAAGGAATTGTTAGAGTTGAATACAATTCACCAAATAACATGGGTGAGGACAAGGTAGAACTTGTATTTAAATCAGGACGTGGTCAGATGGATGAAACAACAGGAAAAGTTGCAGATGAATTTTATGCAGTGGAAAAAGAGCCAAGAGGTATTAGAACAGGACCCGATGACTATGATATAGAATTTGATGGAGAAAATTTTGTTAGAAGTGTTGATGACTTACAATCTGATACATCAAAATTAAAAGAAGTAGCTACTGGTAAAAAACAAACTTTAAGTGAGTTTGTAAACAGTAAAAAGAAAAAAGATAAAGTTAAATTAATAAACGAAGATCAAGTAGAACAGGCAGAATATCTAGAACAAAAATACGGACCTGGTCCTGAAGATACAGATGACTTTGCATCAGGTGGTCTTGCGGGCTATTCAGGTGGTGGAATTGTAAGAGCTATAATTAAAAATCTTGCGAAAGAAAGAGGCATCAACCCATCTGATTATTTAAAAATTGCAAATTACAAAGCGTTACCGCCAGAAGCTAAAAGAATTATGAGTGAAGCAGAATTTAATAGAATAAAACAACGACTGATGGAAGCAAGAATGCAGGTAATAGAAAATATAAGAGACATGGTTAAAGGACGTTTAGATTTCAACAAAAGCAAAGAAGAATTTAGAAAATCAATGGGAGATTATGGTATGAAAGGTATGGCAGATGATTTAATAGAAAAAACATTAAGTGATAAACAATTTGAATCTGTTGTTCCAAAATCTGTAACAGAACGAGATTTTTTAGAAATAGAACAAATGATAAAAAATATGCAAACAAAAGATGGTAGAAAAATGAATGCATCAGGTGGTCTTGCAGGTATGTTAGGACAGTAATGCCAGATCCATTTAAACAAGTTAAGATTATAGAACTGATGGAGCTGTTTGATGATGAAGAAGTTACAACAGCTGACAAAATAGATAGACCAGAAAGAGCAATTGAAAGACAAGCCATAGATGATTTTATGGAACGTAATCCATTAGCAGGTGGCGGTATGTTAGTAGAGCCAGGTTTTGGTGGCGTGAGGCAGGGGTATGCGAGACCTAAAAAATCAAAAGTAAAAATGACCGTTGCTCAAGCACTTAATCAAATATTAAAAAATAAAACAACATTTTCGAATAGGGCGGAGTTAAAAAAATTAGTAGATCAAAAAACAGGATTAGATATAAGTCAAAATATTTTAAAACCACATAAATATCCAGCTCTTAAAAAAGTAACTTATGACTCACAAACTTTAAGAGAAAAACAAATAAAACGAAATATAAAAGAAGGAACAACTAGAAAAGATAGAGACCGTATAGCTAAAAAAAGAAAAAATAAAAAAATAAGATTATTCAAAAAAAACTTAGGAATTGATCTTGAAATAGGAGATAAAAATAAACTTATAGGTATAGATGAAGATTTAAGAAAAAAATTAGATAATGCTTCAAAAAGATTTAGAGATCTTAAATTAAACACCCCAGGTTTAGAACCTTTTAATGATCAAAAATTTTTTAATTTTTTTAAAAATGAATATCAAACCGCAGACGAAAGAATAAAATTAAGAGCTGAAAAATATGGTTATACTGTAGATGAGTGGACTAATCTTGACAAAAAAATAAAAAAAAGAATTTATAATGAAGAATATATGGACATATTGCGTATTCAAAGAGGAGAAGTGCCCTCTGGTTTAAGCATAAATGAAATAGTTGATGAAGTATACAAAGGTAAAAAAATACCTGGATCAGGACCAGCTGCTAAACTTTTAGATACCGTCTATGAAAGTTTATTTAGACAAGAATATGATAAATTAGCTGAAAAGGGAAATCCTTTTAGTAAAAAGGATTTGTCTAAAAATGTTGAAGCTAGATTAAGGGAAATGTATTCAAGACCTGGTCAAGAATTTCCAGAAGCATTACTACCAGGGAGAGTACCTTATACAGATGCCAATGCTAAAAATTATTTTCAATATATAGACCCTACAACACAAGTAGGTTCTAAAAAAAATAAAATATTTAGTGATTATGAGTTAGAATTATTTGATGGGAATACTTCTGCAGCATTAAACAAAACAGCAAATCAACAAAAAATTTTTGATATTATTACAAAAGGTCCTGTAGAAATTGATGAACTTTCTAAAAAATTAAATTTAACTCCTAATAAAGTTAGAAGTGAAATAAATAAATTATTAACTAACGCTATTGTTAGATCAGATAAGCCTGCTTTTTTAAAAGGTAAGACAAATCTTATTTCTGATTTAGTTAATAATTTGGAAGCCACTAAAACATTAGATGGTGAATGGAATAGAAGTTTAAAATACATCATATATAACGGAATACGAGATCCAAAATTACAAGCAGAAGCATTTAATAAAATAGATGAATTTGATGCTACATTAAAAATTGTTCAAGAAAAATATCCAGGACTACAAGTAAACTATGATCACCCTGCAAGTTTTGCTGCTTTAAAAAATCAAAATTTTAAACAATTTTTAAGTATTACTCCTATTGCAAAAGATATTAATATTCTTAAAGGTCGATTTGATAAGCAATCAAATACAAATTTGTTAGCAATGAATGATGCTAAAGCTGCGGGTAATAATCAATTGTATGATGAGTTATTAAAAAAACAAATTAGATTAGAAAATACTTGGTCACAATTAACAGGTGGTCAGTCTACTTTGGGTCAAATTAGATTAGAAGGTGTTGAAGATTTTGGAACATTAAGATTAGATGATCCTAAAAAAGATTTATTAGGGGAGTTCACTGATAACATAAGTATTAGAGAAAACATTGCTAAAAACTTAACTGAAGATATTAAAAAAGATATTATAGAAGTTCTTCCTAGAAAAGATAAAACAACAGATGTAATTCAAACTTTAGAAAAAGTAACTAGTCCAGATTTAATTAAACAAGATAGAGCTGTAAAAAATCTTTTACTAAAATTAGCGGCACAAGTGGATCCAGATGGTTGTGGTAGAAAAGCATCGGCTAGTGGAGGTCGTATTGGTTTTAAATCTGGAACAGATGTTTGTCTCACAAAAGCTAAAAATTATATGACAGAGGAACTTAAAAAAGGTATTGGAGCAGAACCTAACGCAAGAACAAGTTTAATAAAAAGAATTATTGCTGGCACAGCTAATTTTTTAAAACAAAATTTAAGCCCAAAAGAATTATTAAAAGCAGAAAATTTAATTGGTAAACCTGCTTTATATGGTGCCATAGCTTTTGAAACAGCATACATTGGAGATAGTGTTATAAGAAAAGGTCAGCCTTTAAACGTTGCAACAGCAGAAAGTTTAGTAGGAGATATTTTAGATTTAGATGCAAATGTAGCTAGAGCAAAAAATTTATTAAAATCAAATGTGCAAATATCTCCAGCAGCAAAGCAATATGCTCAAAATATTATAGACTATGATACATTTCAAAAAAATCAATTAGGCCCTGTTCAATCAGTGATTGCAAAAAAATTACCTGGTTCAGATAAATATTTTAAAATGCAAAAAGATTTAGAAAATAAAATTACGCAAAGTTCTGATGCAGGAAGATTTGATTATGAAAAAGCTGTGGATGAAATAGATGCAACACAAATGGCTAAAAAAGAATATTCTCCATTCTTTAGTAAATTAGGAACACCATTAAAGGGTAGAGTGATCGATCGTCCAGGCACAAGAGTTGGACCTAAAGTTATGCAAAGAGATTTTAAAATGGACCTATCTCCAATAACGTATGAAAATTTTAAACCTAATATTGCTTCAAAAGAACAAGTAGATGATTTTTTAAAAGCAACAAAAGTTATTCCAGAAGATAGAGAATTGTTACGAGAGTTTTATGAAAAAGAATTTGTTAAACCAGCTGAGTTTGAACAATTAATGGAGACACCTGGTTTTAAAGGCACTCAAAATAGATTTGCGGGCGGGGGTATTGCTAAAGAAGCAGGCGATCCATCAGGTGCTATGCTAGAATCCATGAACCCAGACTCACAAGGGTTGTCAGGACTACTAAAACGTGGTAATAAAATATAGGAGTATTAAATGGCAGAAATAGATAAAGGACTCCCTAACACTAGAACTGAGATTGACATTCCTTCAGAGGAAGAGTTACAAGAAGTTAGTGTTCAAGAGGAGACACCAGAAAAAGGTCCGATAGAAGTTATACCAGAAGAAGATGGTGGAGCTACAATAGACTTTGAACCAGGTGCAATCAACATACCTGGAACAGAAAATCATTTTGACAACTTAGCAGATATTTTACCTGACGATGTTTTAGAACCGATTGGTAATGACATGGTGCAAAACTACATGGACTATAAAGCATCAAGAAAAGATTGGGAGAGCTCTTACACATCAGGTCTAGATCTTTTAGGATTTAAATATGAAAACAGAACAGAACCGTTTCAAGGAGCTAGTGGTGCAACACACCCAGTATTAGCAGAAGCAGTTACACAGTTTCAAGCACAAGCATACAAAGAATTATTACCAAGTGATGGTCCAGTTAGAACACAGATTATAGGAGCATCATCACCACCAGTTGAGCAACAAGCACAACGTGTAAAAGATTTTATGAATTATTTAATTATGGATCAGATGAAAGAATACGAAGAAGAGTTTGATTCTATGTTATTTCATTTACCACTTGCAGGTTCTACGTTTAAAAAAGTTTACTACGATGTGCCACTAGGCAGAGTCGTATCTAAATTTGTACCTGCAGATGAATTAGTTGTGCCATACACAGCGACTAGTTTAGATGATGCAGAAGCTGTCATACACGTTGTAAAAATGTCAGAGAACGAATTACGAAAACAACAAGTTAATGGTTTCTACAGAGATGTAGAATTATCACCACCAGGCAACGTAGAAAAAAATGACGTTGAAAAAAAAGAACGTGAATTAGATGGCACTAAAAAAGTTGGTAAACAAGAATCAATGTATACACTACTTGAGTGTCATGTAAATTTAGACTTAGAAGGTTTTGAAGAAGTTGGTGAAGATGGAGAACCAACAGGAATAAAATTACCCTACATAGTAACTGTAGAAGAAGGTAGCCGATTAGTTCTCTCCATACGGAGAAACTATGCGCCCGATGATCTAAAGAAAAATAAGATCCAATACTTTGTCCATTTCAAATTTCTGCCAGGACTTGGATTTTATGGCTTTGGACTCATTCACATGATTGGCGGATTGAGCCGTACGGCAACGGCGGCTCTCCGTCAATTATTAGACGCGGGCACATTGTCAAACTTACCAGCAGGATTTAAACAAAGAGGTGTTAGAGTCAGAGACGAAGCAGCTCCTATACAACCTGGTGAGTTCAAAGATGTAGATGCTCCAGGTGGTAGTTTGAGAGATGCATTCTTTCCACTACCATACAAAGAGCCATCACAAACATTATTAAATTTATTAGGTATAGTTGTACAAGCAGGACAAAGATTTGCTGCGATAGCTGACATGCAAGTTGGTGACGGTAATCAAGGTGCTGCTGTAGGTACAACAGTTGCATTACTAGAGCGTGGTTCAAGAGTCATGAGCGCGATACACAAAAGATGTTATGCAGCGATGAAGGATGAGTTTAAATTATTATCAAAAGCTGTAGCACAATATCTACCACCAGAGTATCCATACGATGTAGTTGGTGGTGCAAGAAACGTGAAGCAAACAGACTTTGACGATAGAATAGATGTCATACCAGTTGCAGATCCAAATATATTTTCTATGAGTCAGAGAATTACACTTGCACAAACACAGTTGCAACTCGCAACATCTAATCCACAGATACACAACTTGTATCAAGTCTATAGAAATATGTACGAAGCGATCGGTGTAAAAAATGTAGACACAGTTCTACCACCACCTGCACCAAACGCACCAATGGACCCAAGCATGGAGCACATAAATGCTTTGACTGGTAAACCATTTCAAGCTTTTCCTGGTCAAGACCACCAAGCACACATAACTGCACACTTAAACTTTATGTCAACCAACATGGTTAGAAATAATCCTGCGATTATGGCTGCAATACAAAAAAATATTTTAGAACACATATCAATAATGGCACAAGAACAGGTGCAACTAGAGTTTAGAGAGCAAATGTTGCAGATGCAACAGATGCAAATGCAAGCAACAACAGATCCGATGATGCAACAACAACTACAATCGTTAACAAATGAGATTGAAGCTAGAAAATCTGTGTTGATTGCAGAGATGACAGAAGATTTTATGAAAGAAGAGAAGAAAATTACATCACAATTTGACTCTGACCCACTTCTAAAACT